AGTCAACTAGAGGCATCGGTTAAGCGCCAGAACGAACTAAATGCAGCCTTGCTTGCTACACCAGAGGCCCCTAATCCTTATCGTAACTGGGCTGTACCTCAAGACCTAGTCACTTACACAGCCGCTTCTTTAGGCGTAGCCATTGGATCAGTAGGCACGGCTCCAGTAGCTCCATCATCCAATTTCTCAGATGCACAGATGGAATTAGCTGCTGCACTTAACTCTTATACGGCAGCCAATCAGGCAGCGATTAACATCGTAGTAGAGCTTGATGGCCAGACAGTCGGTGGAGCGATACGCGATAGCCAGATCAATGATTCACTTTCAGGATCATTCAGCCAGACCAATAGATTTGGCAATAAGGGTGCTATCGCAATATGAGTCTACCTGCCACAATCTCGGTCTCATTTGACTTTAGCCAAGGTGCTACTTTCGGGTATCCGTTTACTGTGGGCGATGCTAAATACGGCGTCATCGGAGTGTCTCAATTTGCTTCTACAGAAGTTCCCGATCCAGTAGTTGATCTCAGCGACGTCACTCGATCGATCAAGATTAGCCGCGGCCGTAATATCATGCGTGACACCTACGAGACTGGCACATGCACTGTTCGCGTGATTGATCAAACTGGGGCATTCAACCCCCAGAATTTAGCCTCGCCCTACTATGGATATTTAACTCCACTACGCAAGATCCGTGTAGCTGCCACTACTTCTACAGCGCAGGAGTTTTTATTCTCAGGTTACGTTGATTCATATAAGTATTCTTATCCAACATCTCAAGAATTAGGATACGTCGATATTGTCTGCTCGGATGCATTTAGACTATTTCAAATGGCTAACGTTTCTACAGTCACAGATGCAACTGCTGGCCAGACTACTGGGACTCGTATAACAAAGATTCTTGATCAAGTCTCATTCCCTACATCGATGCGGATCACAGACACAGGATCAACTACAGTCCAAGCAGATCCAGGCACCTCTCGAACATCCTTAGCAGCTCTTAAAGCGGCTGAGTTCGCAGAGCAGGGTGCATTCTTTATCCGCACAGACGGAACAGCAGAATTTAAGGATCGTACCGATGTCGTTGGATCTTTAGCGGCTACGCCTATAGAATTTAATCAGACTACAGGTATTCCTTACTCAGACCTTAAGTACGCCTTCGATGACAAGCTCATCATCAATCAAGCCAGCATGACGCGCATCGGTGGCACAGCACAGACTGCAACAGATGCAACATCATCGGCTAAGTATTTTCCACATGGCATGACAGTTACTGACATGATTCCAGAGACAGATGCTCAAGTTTTAGATATTGCCAAGATTTATGTTGCGACTAGAGCTGAGACAACTATCCGCATTGATGCCATGACTGTCGATCTTCTTGACACAGCCGTACCAACTGACACAATAATCGGCCTTGACTATTTTGACAATGTCAAGATAACCAATGTGCAACCTGATTCGAGCACAATCGTTAAGACTTTGCAGGTACAGGGCTTGGCATGGGACATCACCCCTAATTCAATGAAATGCACAGTAACAACACTTGAGCCCATAGTCGAGGGATTCATCATTGGATCATCGACTTACGGTATAATCGGACAATCCATTATGGGATACTAGGAGAAAATCATGGCAGTAGGCTTTCCAGCAGTAACAGGCGACATCTTTACGGCCGCCGATTATAACGGGCTAGTCCAATTTACCCTCAATGCTCAGTCAGGTGCAACCTACACAGTAGCTAATACTGATATTTATCAGGTGCTAGTGCAGGCTACCAATGCCTCTACTAAGGTCATTACTATTGCTCCAGATTCAACTCTCACATCCGCAGGCGTCGGTACTGCAATTACCTTTCTCAACTCAGGCGCAGGACTGCTCACTTTTGCAGCTGGAGTGGGCGTAACCATTGTCTCGGCTGGAGCAGTATCGGCAGCTCCTACCCTTGCACAATATAAGACAGCCGTAGCAATCCGTATCTCAGCTAACTCATGGACAATCGTAGGCGCGATCGCATAATGATTGGCGCGATTACTACAGGATTATTTAGCGGAGGCGCGGTTGCAGCCGTAGGAGTGGCTGGATATTTTGGTGGTGGAAACACTACCTTGCCCACAATCGACAAGATTACTTTTCCTGCTGACACAAAAACTGCGCTTACCGCGACGCTGACAACAGCTCGCAGCAACCTTGCAGGATGCTCTAACGTAGGCGTAGCGGGCTATTCAGGCGGCGGCTATGACGGTACTAACAACCTAAGCGGTATAGACAAAATTGCTTTCCCAGGTGACACAAAGACAACCCTGTCAGCTACATTGACTACGGCAGTCCGAGCCTTAGCAGGAATGAATAATGCTGGCGTTGCTGGATACTTTGCAGGCGGTTTCAGTTCGCCTAAGGTAGATACAGTCAACAAAATTGCCTTCCCATCCGATACTAAGACAACCACTACTGCACTGGGATCAGGCATATCTGACCTAGCAGGAATGCAGAACAACGGCGTTGCAGGTTATATTGGCGGCGGTAATACTTCCGTTTATCTATCTCAAATTCTGAAATATGCTTTTCCATCTGACACTCAGACGACTTTAAGTGCAACCCTGACAACGGCTCGAAGCGCTACGGCTGGATTCAGCAACAACTCTACTGCTGGATATTTTGCTGGTGGCTATGATGGCACTAACAACCTTTCAGGTATAGACAAGATTGCGTTCCCTGCCGACACAAAGACAACTTTATCCGCAACTCTTTCGGCAACTCGTCGAGGTGCAACAGGTATCTCTAACAACGGTGTTGCTGGCTATGCTGGCGGTGGCTTTGAGAGTTCTCCAGTTACTACCATTGACAAGATTACCTTCTCATCTGATGCTCGGACTACATTATCTGCGACTTTATCTGTTGCAGGAGTATCACCATCAGGAATGCAGAACGCATGAGTAACCTTCCTGATATCCCTTCCTATTTCAAGCCTGAGATTGTGGCTCTTTTTGCTGAGGTTCATCAACCCCGTTCGCAGTTCCAGTTGGAGAAATTCGTTATCAACCAACACGATACAGACGAGATGCGCTATTACCAATGCGTTACAGAACTTCAATCCCTGTATTACACAATCAAAGAAGTTTCATTACAGATGCAGAAGAATGAGATTGAGGTCGAAAGACTTAGAGCCACAGGCGATGCAATCGATGAGATAGAAGCTCAGATTAAAGAATTAGGTATGGAGCAGACCCGAGTAGTAGCCACGGGCGCTATTCGTGAGTTCGACACGCTGCTTAAAATACTTGAGCAGTTTCCTGCTTACACTCGCAAAGACATCGAACTTAATCAGAGTGAGTACTGGCAACTCAGGCTAGAGAAGCAAAGATTGTCTCCAGTAGATCAAGCCATTGAGCAGACTAAGACCAAGTTAAAGGAGATCACATGAGATACGGGACTTGGAATGTAGTTTATTCAGATGATCTTGAGGCAGGTGGGACAACACCGCCGGACTTTGATGGCGCTTTCTATTACAATGCTAGTCAATTTAACGTCGCTGGCTATATCCCAGAGGATGCCCTTGTTGCAGATTTCTCTTATTGGAGTGTATTAGAGATAACTCATGAACAGTTCTTGAATCTTGCACTATCTGAGAATCCACTAGCTACTCTCAACGAGTCTGGGATGGTGCAATTCCCTGATCTAGAGTCTCTGGCATGAAACCAAAATTATGCAAGTCAGCCATTCAGCTTAGAGAGCAGATTGATGATGCATTCCCAGATAGAGATCGAACTTCGGACGGCTGGATCGGTGATACCCGACACGCTGCTCGCAAGTCTGATCATAATCCAGATGTTCAAGGATGGGTTCGTGCCATTGACATTGACCGCGACCTTAACGGCAAAGGCAGGAAGCCCGATCTCATGCCTGACTTGGTCGATCAGATTCGAGCCCTTGCAAAATCTGGCGATAAAAGGATCAGTTATATCATCTTTGACGGCCGCATCGCCTCATCTAAAAAGGCTTGGGCTTGGCGTCCTTATGATGGGATCAATAAGCATAATCATCACGCGCACGTCAGCTTTACTATCAAGGGCGATGAAGACTCTAGTTGGTTCAATATCCCGATGATAGGTGGAAAATAAATGGAACAGGCAAAATCACTAGCAGCCTCATGGGCTCGATCATTCTTAGCAGCTGCCCTAGCGCTATACATGGCTGGCGTAACTGATCCTAAGACAATAGCAATGGCAGGCGCGGCAGCAGTCGCACCCGTTATCTTGCGCTGGCTTAATCCTAAAGATGCATCATTTGGTGTAACTAAAGAATGAGTACATCGGACTTAATGACGCTTTACTTCGCAAGCCTTGCCGTGATAGGTGGGCTGGCAGGTTATGTTATTACTCATCTTCTTTCTGAAATTAAGAGACTGAACTCGCGTGTCGATGAGATTTACAACATACTTCTTG